CGCCTTGCGCTCGCTCTCCGAGTATCTGGCGGCGAGGCTCAGGTCAAATCCTGCGATACTACCACCGGCACCGAACTCGATGGAGAGCTCATTGCCCTCAGCGGTTTCCAGACCGGTAGATGCGGCACCTGCGATCTCGATCTCACCACCAAGATAGGCGCTTCTCTCCACGTTCATGATCCTTAGAAGATCGTTGAACTCTTGCTGGGTCCACCCGGCGTCCCTGGCCTTGATAGCGAGCTTCATGATCTGGGTGAAGTGTCTCACCACAGACTGGGCAGCGAGATCGTTGGTCTCAACGATACCTCCCAGAATTTCGCTCAGTGCGGGCCCAACGCTCATTAGGGCCTTAGTAAAGATCTTAGCCATTCGCAACTCCATAGAGGCTCAAGGTTTGATGTCGGAGGAATTTGAAGGCTCCAATCACCTGTTCATTCAATTGTTTCAGGGTTTCGATTCGAGTAACTGTAGCCTCAAAATCCGACATCAATTCTACCACAACATGACTACCTGTGTCAGGTTGTACGACCCAGAACTTACCCTTTTCTACGGTAAGAATGACCGGGTATTCCCAGTGTACCCCATCGTCCTCCAACACCTGTTGAATTCTCTCCCTATTTCTCTCAGAGGGAACAATGAGGCCAGAGAGCAGGTTGTATGGAGAATTATCCATATGCCTACCTACCTCCTCCAGGTCGGCGGTGATGACAACGTTACTATCCCTTGTTCTTTCTCTTCCCTCCTTATCCACCCTGACAATCTCAAGACTCAAGTCATACTGAATCTGGGCATTCTTGACCTGCCCGTAGGATCCTCCTGTCTCAAGAGCTCGCAGCCTTTGCTCCCTATTCGTGCTGATGAGAATCTCCTCCATAGCCTGGGAGATCATCTCTCCCATGATCTTGGCATCCTTCTCGTTGATGGATCCCTTCCTTTTCTTGTCCGGAGAAGGAAGAGAGGCGCCAGGCTTGGGTGGAGGAGTTGGTTCTGGCATTAAAACGTCCCTGTCAGGGCCTCTGGGGCGTTCTTGGCAATCTTGATAAGAAGATCTACTAGGTCATCAGCTCCCCTGTTGAGAAGAGACTGGGCTGTGGCAGCGGGTAGGAATGCCTCCAGTTGGGCAAGAGCCTCGGCGGCGCGATCAGCTGCATGGTCTCTCCTTTTCTTGAGATCCTCGTCGGACATCCCCCTGTAATCTATGGCCTTCCACGCCCTGGTCGCGTGGTCCCATACATACCCTGGCTTACTCATCTAGAAACTCCTCTGCCTTTTTCCTTGAGTTGTCCAGAATATGCCTCCAGAAGGCCCTACGGCGCTCTCTGGTGCGTTCTAGCTCTTCAGGAAGGGTAGACCCAAGGTTGACTCCTAAGTATTCTGAGAGAGCCTCTGAGAGGCCCTGCCAGGCATCTAGCTCAGAATTGAGGCTCTCTAGTTCCAGGAAGCGGGCATGTGCCCATTCCTCGTTGACAGATCCGTCGGGGTTGGTAACGGGAGCTTCGTAGACCGCTTTGTACTTGGCCTCAAGCTCCCTCATCATGGTGACGTTCATGAAGCGAACACCTGTATCTATCTCTTCTGGGACTCCCCACCAGGCGACATCCCACGCTCTGCCTACACCAGTATCCTTGATAGGGGGGATCGAGTGACAGGCTGCTAGAGAGATTAGTACGAGGGTCGCGAGACCTCTCTTCAACATTGCAAGACTCCTAGGAAAACATATCGAACGCGCCGGGACCCTTGGTCGCACGATGGGCCCGGGTATTCCCGGCTATTTCCCTAAGAGGATAACTCCCCTGGAGTGCTCTTGCAACATCTATCCGCCAGTGTCTGTTTCTCCAGTACTGACGCTGCTCGATATCCGTATATCCCTTGATGAACCAGTTGGGTACGGATACATAGATCCTACGCATCCTGTCTAGCGCATTCTTCCAGCGTGTGATCGCATCCTTCTGAGCCCTCGGCATGTAGTCGGGGGTCCTTACATCATATCTGATCACCAGGTCTCCAAGTTTCTTGAAGACCCCGGCCTTGATATCTGTCTCAAGGGTTAGTCCCTGGAAAATATCGTCTACTGTTCTATATAGGACATACTCGCGGAACGAGTGGTGGATCTTCGTCAGGTCGTAATTCCACCTAACGTGAGACATGGCCTCAAGAGTGTTCTTGTAGATGGTCTTCCCTATCAGATCATCTGGCCAGGTTGCGAGGACATAGGGCCTGAATTGATCTCTTACGGCGTCTACTGAGGCGGCGTAAGGACAAGGCTCGATATAGAAGGTGACCTCGTAGTCGTCACCAAGGCTATTACCGTCGGTGTCGGCCAGAAGAGAACTCATCAGAAGCCGGACCTTGGTGTTGGATGGGAAGTCTCCATCACCAGTCTTTGTCCATATGGCCGTAGACCCCGAGAAACTCAGGGTACCCGTAGGATCGGAATAGTCGAAGGGAGCCTCTGTAGAGGTGTCGTTATTCCCTTGCCACTGGTAGTTGCACTTCCCGTCGTTGTTGGCATTCGGGAAGGCTAGAAAATCCTCGTCCTCAGGATAATAGGGAGAGATCTGTACCTGGAAGGTGTTGGCAGTAAATGTGCTCGTATCCGGGGCGGCGCTGAAGGTAACAGAGATTTCCGACAAGCTTGGAGAAAGAGCAAACTGCCGGTTGGCGGGGCTGGTGGATACGATCGAGATATTCGTAACGGGAGTCTGGACCTGAATATTGCTGGGCAGGCCCAGATCTCCCTCAAGGTCCTTCTGGTCATCTGTCTTGGTCAAGCCCGGAGTATCTATTTCCGTACCAGTCTGGAAGAATACTCTAGCTGTGGTAGCTAAATTGGAGCTGGTACTGGAGGACTTGACAGGAGATACCGAGTTTACATCTGCTCCGATAATGGTAAGCAGATAGGTGGTGTCCTCATAGAGGACCCGTGTAGGCGTGACACTTACGACAGTGCCGTCAGATGAAAGAGACACATACGCATCTACATTCTCTCCGACGTCGTAATTCTTAAGGAGAAAGTTGGCTGCGGTTACTGAGCTGGGTAGCAAGGCCTCACTGAACGTGGCGGTAACTACCTTGTTCCTGTATACAGAAACTTCACTGTCAGCAGGATCGGTCGATACCAGTGTAGGAATACCCAACCTATCCTCCTATTGAGATAGACTACTTAAGAAACCTAGACGGATCCATTGTAGTCTGTCGCGTAGTTACATGGGCCTGTTTCTCATCTCTAGGCTCATAACTTTGCTCTACTCTTCCTACTCCGCCTCTGACATTGGTCACATGACTGATGGCGGCGTCAAGAGTCTTCAGAACTTCCTTGCGCTTGAGACCCTTGCCGAAGGTGCTTTCACCCGCCTCGAAAGCCCTGATCTCCTCAAGAATCGCCAGCTTATCATAGCCGCCGACGATATTCGGGCCAACCACAACGCTGGTGATGTCTTCCTTGACTAGGTCGAGGTGCCTTGGTCTACGAAATAGCTCCAGAAGCTCCTGAAGCTTGTTGGGGTTCTTCGTGTACCTGGGGATAGGCTTATCACCATAAGTCAGGTGTCCAATCTCGATCTTCTTCCAAAGTACGACCAGGTCTGCTTGAGAGATATTCCCCTTAGAGGGGACCGTGAAGGTTGGGGTCTTGTGATTCAACAGAATCTTGCTGATCGGCAGCTCCATCCAATCACACGCCTTATAGTTGAGGGAGAGAGTTTTACCGAATAGAGATTCCGGACCTGCCGTAATCTTCTGGCTCTCGCCCAGCGTCGTACCCAATGGGATTTGCTTACTCATCCTGTGTTACTCCTTAAAAAGGTAGGGTGGTACCCAGGATTCTAACCTGGCGTACCACCCTATTCAAGCTTTAGTCTAAGAAAGACTAGGGATTGGTGTACTCGCTAGTACCCAGAGTGACCTGAGCGCTAAGCACTCCGCCGTCGAAGTGGTAGCCACGGGCCACAACGATACCTTGTGCCTTACGAATGGCGCGGCCAAGGTTGGCCGTTCCGAACGTATACCGCTCTCTCAGCTTGATCGAGCGGATATCGTGCTCGGGGTCATCCCACTCATCCGTAACCACCTCTTCCTCTACGATGTAGAGGCCGAGATCTCTCGCGTCACAGAGATAGATGTCCGTGACGTTCGAGGTGTGATCGAACCGGATGTAAGGAGTGAGAACGATCCTTAGTGAGCCGAAGGGATAGATATTGGGGACAGGAGCGTAGGTCGTCGCCTGGTTCGCAGGCTCCGCCAGACGCCTCTCCTGCATGAGTCCACCGAGATCGAAGGCCGCGTTACCCTTGGAGGGGTTCCCCTGGTAACCGAACATCGGCGTAGAGCCGTTGATCAGAGCCAGATTCCTCATGACCGGGTCCAGCGCGAAGATAGGCCACGCGAAGGGGTGCATGATGACTGTGTTGGGAACAAAGCCCTCCTGAATCAGGTCGGCTGCCATATCGAACAGATCCCAGATGGTCCACGTACCGTTGAAGGCCCCAGTCGCGTCGCGACCGGTTGAGTGGGTGGCACCCGAGGTGTCGTTATCGATGTACAGGCTTCCCTGATCGAGGACCTTCTCCTTGGCCTGAATCTCCTTGTGGCGAGCCAGAGCCCTGGCAGCACCACGGAGGTACATATTCCAGAGATCGAAGGTGGAGTGCTTAATGGCCTCATCGGTCATAGAGAGCTTGATACCATGCTTGCCGATTCTCGCGGCAACCTGACCAGCGAACTCCATCTTCCCCTCGGGGTACTCACCGCCCTCTGGGATCTCTAGGTTTCCAGCCATCATTGAGCTCTGAGCAGGGAACGAAGCGTGAGTGCCCAGAGTATGACGGATCCTCTGCATTAGAGGAGTAAGGACGAGCTCGGGGTCAAGAGCCTCCCGAACTTCCTTCACCACGGCTTGTGGGAAGAGAAGGGGCTGCTCGTGAGAATAAGTCACGTCCTTGAGCATGTAGTCGATCTCTTCGGTAAGCTGCTTGTCCAGAGTACCGTCCCGGTACTCCTTCGTCATCTGGCGATCGAGGTTACGAATATCCTCGAAAGTCCAGCGCCTACCTGTGAGAGGGTCAACTCCGTTATTGTCGATGATCCGCTTGACAGTCATGACCTTTCGGTCAAACTTTCTCATGGGCATCGACGGGCGGATACGAAGACCAGACTTCCTCAGCGCATCTGCCATCTCTTCCCTGACGGCGACCTTAATTTGTTCGCCTGCGTCCTGGAATACCGACAGCACACTGGGTGCCTTGTCATCAAAGGTCTCTTCGACCTTTCCGACCAAATCGTCTGAATAAGTGAATGGCATTTCTGGTCTTCTCCTTTAGGCTACTGCCAGCTCAATGTCAAGAGCCCAGTAGTCGCCGTTACTGTCAGGAAGGGCGAACAGAAGCTCGGAGGGACGGCCCATCGTCTGAGACGAAGCGGACAGTCCAGTGCCAGGAACAACTTCAACCTTCGACTGCGGCTCGAAGTTCTCACCGGTCGGCCAGAGATAGGCCGTGGTGGAGTTCAAATTGGTCAGGGTACGCGGGGCACCCGTACCAATAGCAGTGCGAAGACTTTGATTCGCCACATACGACGCCTGTCGTCCAAGACGAATCTTATTTACACAACGACCGACCTTGAACTTGACGTTCGCGACGGTGTCATCGAATACCATGATGCGGCCCGGTGTGCTAGCACCAGTGGCAAGCAAAGCAATGGGGTCATAGTCAGGAGTCGACGTATCGTCCAACATCACCACATCACCAGGCTCGATTAGCTTCTCGTTGGCCGTGAGAGCGGGCATCCTGAAGATAGCCCCACCAGACATCCAGGCTGCGTTCAGCTGGATATCATAGTTCTCATAGGTTCCCGGAATCCATCCGGCGTAGAAGGGGTGAGTGATAACACCAACGGGGGTAGTCGCAGCCACGGTCGCATCTGTGTTACCGGCCGCAGCAACGGCCGTATCAGCATCCACGTCGAGGTCTGGAGTCCCATTGAAGAAATCGCTCGCCAAATCAAGCGCCGAGTAGCTTACGAGATAGGCCGCGGGGCAGGCTGGGGTCAGCCAACGTCCGTCGGTAAAGCTCGAATCTAGTGCTGAGTGGGTTGATGGACTGAGCCGACCGACGAAGGTACCCGGCAAAAGGGTAATGGCATCGTCAAGCCGGTTGTCCATGACCGCTACAGGAAGGAACTTAGCCGCCCGAACTGGATATGAAGGTCTCCAGCCAGGTGTGAATCTTTCCTGATAGGGCCAGGCAATACGACCGAATCCTCTTGGGGTGCGGAAAGCCATTTTGGTTCTTTCTCCCTATTAGAGAATATCGTGATCCTCATACATTCTTTCCAGTTCCTCCAGGCCTTCCAAACTCTTCGGAAGACTGCCAGAGGTACTGGTATCCTTGGGGCTATTAGTGTTGTCATCGGCGTGGATCGTAGCGGTATCAGGCTGCTTACCATCCAAAAGGTCCTTGGCATCGGGAGCCTTGGGGTCGATAACGACCCGAAGTTCCTTCACCAGGGAGCGAATCGCTTCGCCAATCTTGTCCTCTGGAACGTCGGTGAGAACTGCGTCTGTCTTCTCCTTAATGACGGTCTCGTCATCGAGGTCGACAAGTTCCTTGTCACGAAGGGCAGTCAAGACCACTACACAAAAAGCCAGGTCTGAAAGCTTTTCAGCCTTCAGGGCTGCATTCTCTTCGAGAACTGCTCGGTTAGCTGCTTCCTTTTCATCAGAAACCCGAGTCGCCTCTTCGAGACGAGCTTCCGCCTTCTCCAACCTGTCTGTCAGAGAGACGACTGTCTTCGTAAGGTCGGTCATGTCTGTCTCCGGTTCACCGAAGTCACCGAGGAAGCCTGCCTTTTCTAGGCCAGCGAGAATTTCGCCACGCTTGTCCTCAGACTTCACTCTACCCAAGATCTTAAGAGCCGCGTCAGCGAGCTCTTGATCCCACTTAATCTCGGTGCTGTCTACATCAAGTAGGCGTTCGACTTCTGTCGGGGCGAGCAAGTCTTCCGAAATTGCCTTGCCAAGCAGAGTGAGAGCTTGATTGATTTCGTCAACACTCGCGACTATTGTAGCGCGATTATCTGCACTATCGGTCAAAAATGCTGTAAAAGAATGAGTGTGGGTGGGGCCAGCGGTTGCATCACGGGTTGTTCCATTGAACTCGTCGGCAACATCCTTCACTCCTTCAATCCAAATATTGTGGCCATGTTCTACCTTGGGGCGACCCTGACCGGTCTTGTATGTGAACCCCGTGGCAAGCTTAGTCTTTCGATCCCAAGTAATGTCGAAGACGTGAGCGTGACCACCAGCCCGAGCCGTGATGCCCGAAAGATAGAGACTATCCTCCATCGGCGTGGTGAGGTCGAGATGGTCTTTCAAGTATCTAGCCAGGTTGGCGAAGGAGAAGTTCTCCAGAGAGTCCTTCTTTTTGGCCTTCGCTCCACCACATCCAAGGCTACGGCCTCTCCTCATGATACAGGCCCTGATACCGGTCTTGTCTCCTTTGAAGCGTGAGAGTAGCCTGAGAGCCGCGGTATAGTGGGCACAGTCATTTACTGGAAAGCTCCTGCCAGGACCGCAGAATGTCTTGCTAGACAACTTCTTCCTGGCGGCGGTGGAGAGCTTGGCATCGAAGATTCCGTCGTCTATGGCCTCGATGAGCTCAGCCTCCTCATCCGTTATACAGGGCTCCAGGAGGTCCTCATCCTTTAGAGACAGTAGGACGTCCAGATAGGCCATCTTCTCCTCTTCGGGAAGGTCCTTTAGTACGTACCCTTGTACCTCTTGGTCTTCTTCGGACTGCGAGGAGTCTTTTTCTTCTTCTTTCTTCTTGGAGCTGTCCTCATTCGATTGATCCTTTACCTTATCAACTCCTTCGAGGACAATCCCATCGGGAGCGGACTGGACATTCTTTCTGTCCTCTAGCTCTTCGTTGATAACCACCGAGGTCCTCCCGGTAAAAATACTGGTTGATGGCAGATCCCCAGAATCAAGAAGGTCGACGTGGAGTTCCTCGTCCGCACTCGTTCTGACTGCCAAGCCATCAATGGGGCGAGAGTCCTCATCGGCCATGACCAGAAGATCTTCTGTCTCATCAGAGAGGTGATCCTTGATCATTTGGAATGAAAGGCCCTTGGCGTTGGGCTGTCTCGGCCTATTGACAAATGAAATTTCGTGATAGTCGAAAATCCCCGTGACAATATAGCAGAGATACTCTGAATCGTCATCTTCCGTTTTGTAGGTATTGCCGGGGAAGTGATCACACCCTGTCCGTACCTCGGAGCCGCAGAAGCTACACCATGCGTGAGAGGCTGTCTGGGCAGTGCTTACCGTATCGAAGCGCCCATCCATAATCTTCTGGATAGCTTCTTTATCCTTGATATGGCTGGTCGTAACGATGAATCCGGAGCCAAGATCGGTACCCGTATCCGGGAATCTCCAGTCATTATCCCAGTCGTCGCCGAACTTGAGCTGCTGATACTCTGCAGAAACCACCCTCCCCAGAGGGGGTACCGCCATATCGTGGTTAACGAGTACGGGCTTGTCATAGCCAGCCGTTCCACCTCGGTCAGTGCTGAACCAGCTCTTGGTTCCTGTCTTCATGCCCCATCCGGTATAGCACCGAAACGGCATGAGTTGACCAGAGTGGGTAGCTCTCACCTTATGCTCAAGGTATACTCCACCCTTCTCATCCTTCAGTACGTCATGAACGAAATCCCTCGCCTGTGGGTGGAGGGTTTCTGGAAGGACGAGTTGGTGAACGTCTGCAAAAAGAAGTCTTGGCTTAGCCATCGAGCGCCTCGATAGTCACGTCTCCGTCTGTAAGTAAGAGGAGTTTACTGGAATAACCCCTTGTACTCATTATAGTCGAAGATTGGTTAGAGGAGTCCTGAATCGCAATTCTGTCGATACCCGCTATCTTGAGTGCTTCGACAGTACAACAACGCTTGACAAAGCCCTCATGTTTCGAGATTGCTCGATCAAGAATGGGGAGATGAACGGCGAATGTGGCGATAACTTCGGGGATATTCTTGTCTCTCAGGCGTTCATTACCAAGGCAAGATCTGAACACCCGAAGGATGTCTTGTCTTATCAAGCGGCCAAAGAGGTTCCCGTACTCTTTCTTTGAGAGGACGAGGGAGGAGTCACCAGAAAGCCTTCTCGCATCAAGAATCCCCTCATGGGCGGCAGGACCAAGGTACTTTCTGGCTGCGGCTACAATATCAGAGACGATGTCGGAAACCAAGGATAGATGGTCTTCGTGGTTCCTGTTGTCGAGGACGAGCCTCTCGGCTCTCTTCCAGCCCAAGACCACCTCTTCATAATAGCTATCGTTCTTGGTTATCCTGGTCTTGGTGGATTTCTTACCACTCTGGTTTCTTGGCTGGGCCCTATTGGAGGTCGACTTCTTGGCCGAAGATCTCTTGGCCGAGGAGGTGGCTGCTCTCTTGGCGGCGGAGATCCTATCGAGCTCCTTCTGTCTACGATGCTCCTGCTCCGGTACGGTCTTGTTCTTTTGATCTTGCGTGAACTTCTTCATACCGAGCTTGCGCCTCAACTCGTCTTCATCGTAACCACCACTCTGGTAGATATTGAGATCATGAGTCTGCTGAGCCCTGCGGTCCTCTACGTCGGGACCAATGAGGTTCAATATCACCTTATTCTCGTGAGTAACCGAGTATCCTCCCTCAAGAAGAAGGTCCATGATCAAGAATCCGAAGACGCTCTCCACGATCTTCTGAAGAGACCGGGCAGATTCCTGGAGAGACTTCGCCTGATGAGTAGCCGTGGCCTTGGGTTCACTATTCCCCTTACCAAGAACGGTGTCGGGCATTCTCAGACCCTGCTGAACCCGGCGGAAGAAGTGCTCGATATAGGGCATGAGGTCGAGAACCTTATCCTTGGCACCGATGAGCTCGATGGTGTGTCTTTCGGGAGTTACAAAGCCTCCCTCTGTGGGCATACTGTCGATGACCAGCTTGGCATACTCAAGCTCTGAGATCTTAGTGCCGTCAGCAAGCTCTATCTCTCCCGCGGGGCTTTCCTCTGTTCCCACGATGTACTGGAAGAGGGGGAAGAGATGTTTCTGGGGGATGATATCTGCTAGTTCTTCCATCCTTCTCAGGGAGTCGATGTCGTCAAGTACCGAAATAACCATGGGGCGGCCGAATACGCGCCCAGGCTGCCTATTTCTCGCACCATAATAGACATCATGCCAATAGAACTGCCTAGTATTCTCTCCTTGTCTTGAGGCGTTATACCAGGAGGCAGCGTAGTTGGATCCATAGAGATTCTGCTTCCACGCAACGACGTTCCCTCTTCTGTTGACGGCTACTTCGAATTGAGGGGCATCTCCGACCTCGAAAGTGGCGATGGGAGCCAGAACTTTGCCAAACTTTTTGATGGGTCTGCCAGAGGATCTTGTTTCGTCTCTCCTGGCTACCACGATTAAGGTACCATACGTGACAGCCTGTTCTAGGGCTTCTGCGATAACCTCATCGAACGTCTTTTGTGTAAGGACCTCCATCTCGAAGACGCGCCGGTAGATATAATCTACCATAGCCGGGTCTTCTCCTTGGAATTCCCACCCTTGACGAGTGGCCTCCTCCACATGCCTCTCTACGGAAGTCTGGAATAGAGATTCAATGTCCCTGGCACGGGCAATCTCTATGAGGTCGTAGTGGGGAGGCTCATATCGAAGCTCGTTGTTTCGAGCAAGCTGGCTTCTCTTTCCTCCTACGGTTCCCCGGTGATAAGATAGGAGGGGGAAGGGGGGTCTAGACTTCTCCTTGGCGGCCGAGCCGATCCCTTCTCCCTTAGGTCCAGCCTTCAGCATCAGGTCTTCGAGAGATGTTCTGAGAGAGTCTACATCGTTTTTTAGAGCCTCCCTGTCTGATCCGAAAACAGACATAAGGCTTCTCTTCTTAGAACTCATCGGCTGCCCTTTGCGCGTCTAGGTCACTGTAGATACGATAACACAAAGACTTCTCCCTGATCCTGTCAGCATCTTCTTGGAAGATATCCCCATCCTGGAGACGCTGGCTGACGTCTTGGCCAACCTCCCCTACCTGGGCCAGAGCCTTCTGTACCCCGGAGAAGTCAAAGTCTACGGCACCGAGCTTGGCTCCAACCTCGGCTATGGTCCTGCCGTCTTCTGTCTTTAGCTCCACAGTCTCAGAGAAATATTTTTCCTGATCGTTAGATTCTAACTCAATAGTTGGGAGCCTGGGCATAGATTTAATGGAAGAAGCGAGTCTGCTGTCTACTAGCTCCCTGTCTATGGGGTCTCCACACCTCTCTATAGTTTCCAAGATTTTCAGTACCTCATCGATCACGAGGATTAGTTTCTGCGCGTATCTCCTATCGGCTACACCAAACCATATCTTCGGGAAACTGACCCCGGCAATATGGATCGATGCCTCGAACTGCCTGAGGGCGTCGACTATCGCGCTCTCTACCTCGGTAAAGACCTGCATGACGCTCTCTACCATTTCCCTGATCAGGGGGCAGCAAAACAAGATAATGATATCGTCACTGAAGAGGCCGAGAACGTGGGCGAGGACACGGTCGAAGAATCTCTCTACCTGATAGATCAATTCCTCGGCTATCACCGATGAGAGGGAGAAGCCAGAAAGATCTCCAAGAATTCCATTAACCTTCAGGCTGAGGGCATTGGTATAGTGGCTCGTGAGAACCTTGATGATAGCCCTTAGCTTGAGTAGCTTGTCCTTGTCCAGTTTGGAAAGAAACCTGGCGAGGCAGCAAGCTGCTTCCTGTACCCACTCTGCGGAGAGAGACTGGGCTATCTTGTCCAATCCGTCCGACAGGGTAGAGTGGTGTTTATCGAGAACAGCCTGGTGATCCCTTGACATGGGGACGAGAGTTCTGGCGATGCTCACATCGAGGTCTGCAGACGGGTCTCTGGCAAACTTAGAGACGAGTCTTGTTCCGATACCAACGTTGGAAGACTCCTCTACATAGGGGGCGGACTTGATGTGTAGGGAGTGGGAAACTGAGTAGAGGGGGGCCCTGGCCCACATACTCTGAGCCTCTAGCCTGATGGTGGTACCCTGAACGTACCCAAGCCACATCTCGTAACCAGGTTCGTTGGTCTTGGCAATGTACTCGAAGGAATAGTTCAGGATGACTTCGTAATCGTCCTGCCCCACATAAGCCATCGCCAATCTCTGGGGCTTGGTCAGCTCAAGGCTCTGTGCCTTGGCTGCCTGGATAAGGTCTTTCCCCTTCATCCCCCTCGGTAGTTCTACCAGGGTAGCGTCGTCTAACCACTGCTCAAGAAGTTCCTCGGCCACGGCCTGGATCAGCATCTGCATCAAGATGCCCTCTATAAAGTGGGCAGCGATGACAATCTCTGACCCTTCCGCGTGCTCAGAGGCTGCTACGATTTCAGACCATCTCTCGGCAGACCAGGGTTGCATGAGTTGCTGAGCAATCAGGAGGATGAAGAACTGAGAAATAAGTAATCTCCAGTCCGTTTCCGTAAGAGAATCGTCGGCATTGACTATCTGATGATTCAGGATCTGAACCTTCTTCCTGAAAACCTCGGTAGGGCCATCCTTGCCCTCCTCTATGGCCAATGCAGTCATCTCCTTCTTGCGCTGGATCATGATGTCTACAGCATCTCTGAAGAGATCGAACGAGATTCTCTTGCCGTCTGGAGAATCTGAAGATCTTCTCGTCACGGCGGCCCTCACCCGGGAAGCGTCTTCGTGGACGGGAATGAAGAACTTATGAGCCTGCTCTTCAATGGCTCTGATAAGAACGTTGGCCTTATTGGCCACGAATGCATACCTATTGAAGATGCGATCTACCTCAGACTGTTCAGTCCTTTCTTCTTCCTTCTTCTGTTGTCTGGCTATCTCGGAGAGGATTCTTTTTCTAGCCAGTTCAATTTCGGGTGGTCTAATGGGATCTGCCACGACGTGTCTTCCTGAACCTGTTTCTTCTAGACGGGGTGTCTACACGCTTGCGCGGTAGGATCGTTCTTCTCGCGTATTGTTTCACAGGTACACCGTCGGTTGCAATATGTATCCCGTCCGAGGACTCCTTGACGGGCCTATCGTTCGATCTATCCAACTGCCTTCTATTTCCTCTCTTGGCAGAATCTTCTTCTTGTTCCTTTAGCTTGGCGGCTAGCGCGGCCTGTCTGGCCATAGCGACCCGGGAAGGAGAAAGCCTTTCCCCAAACTCATCATGTGTCGGAACCTCGACACTACCGCTACCGAATTTCCCGACGGCATAGGCATATCTTGTGATAGCGGCCTTACGGTAATCCGAGAACTCCATGAGGATCCCGAAGATGGAGAGCATCCATGCCGTAAGGGTGTGCTCATAGTCCTGGCTATAGGTTATTCTTCCGGTAGGCGAGGTCTTCGTCTCCCTGAAGTTTCTCATCTGCTGAACGATTCCGATATCCGTGTAGGCGAGTTCCTCGGGAACGATGGGAGACTCTGTGTCCTCGCTTGAGGGGAGAACACACCTGTGATTTTCTACCTGAAGCTGGGCAAGAGTAACCATGAGCCCCTTGGTCGGCTTCTTGATCTTCTGCCTGGTTTCTGGATCGATAATCTCCCAGTTACTACCCATATCCACAGCGATGTATCTGCCCTTGAAGGAGCGGATAAGATATCCGTCTTCGTCGTACTCTCCGACGGACTTCTGGTTCAGGATCATTTCTTTTTGGACTATGCCGAACCCCATGTCTGCGTATACGAAGTCACAGTTCCACTTACTGTCTAGCTGCTGAACAGCCTTGATTCCCTCTAGTTGGGTGGACTCACTCTTCCTGATGATTTTCTTCTCGACCAGCCGGAACTTAAAGTCTCCTAGGTTCCTGACAAGAGGGAATCCCAAGACAACGATATGGGTTCCCGTGAGCTTGTTCCAATCCACCCCCATGACATACTTCCAGCCCCGCGTAGGCTTCTCCTTGGATAAGTCGTAATCATAAAGACACTGCGAGATATCGATGTGGCGGAATACTCCTGCCATCTCGTCGCCGAAGAGGGCAAGAAACTCTCTGTTGAAACCTCCTTCCGAGTACCTGAGGCGCAGGGTTTTCTCAGAAGACTCCGTCCAGCCCGGGGCCTCGGAAGAAATGTAATGAAACTCCTTCCATATATCGTCCTTATTGGTGCAGTTGTGAACGGCAAGGCCCTCTGCTGAGTAGGTATGAGTAAGCTCGGTTTCCAGATTTAGGACCTTCCCCTCGTAGGGTCTTTTAGATATAGACTTAACTTTTACGAAGGGCATACCACGATACCACTTCATATTCCTAGTTCTTTGGCTCGCTGGGATATAGACGGTATAAGAAAAATCAGTAAGATTATTTTTTTCACT